TTTGAGCATTACTTTGATAATGAACATTACTATGACTCAAATGCATTTGTAAGGAGGTCATTTAATCAGTTAGATGCATTGGATAATAATGATCCAAAAGATATGAAGCCTTACAAGCAGAAGGTGAAGTGTAAATTATATAATAATTCTAATAAAATCAAGACATTAAAATAAATCTGTATTTTACCGTGTATTCATTGGTCGGTTTTTTCTTTGAAATTTAGACTCTTTGAAATTTAGACTCTTTGAAAGGTTGATAATTTGGACTTCCTCTTTTTAAACCCCTTGCTTCTGCTGCATTTGCTTGTGCTTTTGCTGCATTTGCTTGTGCTTTTGCTGCATTTGCTTGTGCTTTTGCTGCATTTGCTTGTGCTTTTGCATTTGCATTTGCTGCAGCTTCTGCTCTTGATGCTGCCCTTTGGCTTCTTGCATTTTTTTGTTCTTGTGTTTTTCCCATTGCTCGTGCTTTTTCATTCGCTTGTGCTTGTGCTTTTGCTGCATTTGCATTCGCTTGTGCTTGTGCTTTTGCTTGTGCTTTTTCTTCGATCTTTGCAACACTGTTAAAGAATCTGTTCTTATTTGAATAATCTATTTCTCGAAAAATGTTTGGAGTAGAAGTAGTATTATATGTATATACTTTATTTTCTTCAAAATTGAATATTTTCATATTTTTATATGGACTGTTAGTATTTGCTATGTTTGTTATTGGATAAATACGCGGTCTCTTGAAACCTTTTGTAAAAGTGGGATCTGTATATATGATACTTTGTTCGACAGTACTTGTTTGGGGGGGTTTACTTTGCTCAATAGCTAATGCAGCTAAAGAATTAGTAATTTGTCGCCCATTAATAAAAATACTAGCTTTTAATTTAGAGTTAGATGTCAACATACCTTTCAGATATTTTCTGATATTCTCTATGCTTCTTGGATTTTTAATAGTTGATAATTCCTTAATTGGATTTTCTAAGAAAATAATTGCAGAGGGCTCTGTTTCATTAATTTTGTTATTTTCAAGCTTGTGTGATATGATCAAAATTGGTTTTGATTCAAACCCTTTGTTCTTAATATAGATTGGCAACAATGCTGGAGTTGCAAGAAGAATCTGAGAAGCTTCAGTTCGTTCATAGTTATTTATATTTGCCTTGAAATTATTATTATTTAAATTTGATATTTTCTTTAACAAAGGCTGCCAAGAAGTATTTTCTTTAGGATTTTTAAGATTATTCATATATTGTCGTACAAGTCTCACAATATCTTGTTTGTTATTAAAAACATTCATGTTGATTAGTTCAATGCCATTGTTGCTTGTTTGTGCAATACAAGGTGAACCACATACAAATAAAATTCTCTGAAAGTGTTTATCTCCAGTCCATATGGGAACGTTAAAAAATTTGGATTCAATGGCTTGGAAGAAATCCCCCATGTGTTTTTGTAAGAGATATCCAAAGACTTGTGTTTGAATTTTTTTTGTGTTTACTCCACTATTATTAATTGTCAGTAAAGCGTCCATCACAGCCTTTTTCGTCATTTTTGATTTTCTTCCAGTTTCAAATTGAAATGTATCACTCCGATCATCTTTTATTGTATATGCAATTACTTTGAACATTGTAGGTTCATAAATTGTTTGATTTTTATTGATCTGTATGGCTGAAACTTCAACTGCAATGTCGTACACAGGTTTATTATTGATATCCTTAACTTTATATATCAATTTACCCGCTTTATTTATGTTTTGTGACTTTTTATGATTTATAGATGGAGCCTGATAAGATGGGTCTGCTATTGACGAAGTCAAAAATATTGAATGGATCGTATTTTGTTTTAAATTACAAGTGTTTAAATTATCAGAACATAAACTAAGTCTATTTTTAAATTGTTGAAGAGCGCCATTTTGTAAATCTTGATTTATCATAAAAAACTTTTTACCTTTATTTTTATTGGTAGCAATTTCATTGTACTCATAGTTTTTGTGATATGTAAACATAATAACGTACAATATGATAAATTTAACTTTAGTTTTATAGGCATTTGTAAAGGTGAGAAATGTAGAAAATATTTTATCAACTATTTTTTGTATACTGAACCTTTTCTCACTGTTTGAATATCCGATGTATTCATCCAACGTAGATAGACTATTACCTTTCATTTTCAGAGGAATATTAAACAAATGTCCATTAGTAATTAAATTTCCACTTAAGTTAGTAAATATTTTCTCATGTTTGTTTTTATATTGTGCGTTAACAGGACTTTTTCCAAAGTCATGTAAAAAATCATAATATCTACATACAGATAAAGTTTCAATAGAGCAATCTAATTTCACAATACGTTCCATATAATATACATTTATTTTATTATTTTATTATTTTATTTTTTTATAAATAAAAAGAATACAAATATTCAAAACAATATGAGCTCGTATAAGATTTTTATTAAATTCTAAACGACATTAAAATAAAACTGTATGTATGAGCATTGGGTTAATTGAATTACCAATGTGTATATATTTGAGTATAAGGTTTTGGGATGAATTCAAAGTTGGTATGATGATCCCAATGTTTTTATTGTACATATGGAAAGAGTGTATTCCAATGAGTGTATGTTTACATAGATATTTTAGTCATAAGTCATTTAAATGTTCTAGGAAAGTTCAGTTTTTGTTGTATTTAACAGCATGTTTGGCATCTCAGAAGGGACCATTATGGTGGGCTAGTAAACATAGAAGACATCATAAATATTGCGATACAAAAGAAGACCCGCATTCACCTATCGCACATTCCAAAATGTATGCATGGTTAGGATGGGTATATTTACCAGGAAAAGAACAAAAAATAGATGCTGAATACATAAAAGATTTAACAAAATATCGAGAACTAGTTGTTATGGAGTATTTTTATTGGATTCCAGTGGTTATTGTACATGGGGGATTTTGGAGATATGTAGGAATTGGTGAAGCAATATTCATATCAATGTGGTCTAGTATATTATGTCAATTATTGACTTTATATTTCAATGTTTTGTTTCATTCGAAAAGGATAGACTCGTGTAAATGCAATGCAAGTGATATTCCATTTGATATTCTGTCTAACATATTTGGAGAAGCATATCACAAGATACATCATGAGAAACCATCTCAATTGAAACGTAACGGAATAGACCTTCCATATTATTTGTTTTTGTCACCGTTATTGAAAATGAAGATTATAACCAATACTATGTAAAATGAAATATACTTAAGAACAAGTTAATAATAGGTATAAAAGCATGGATGAAAAATTGATCACAATAGAATATGACATTAACTGTGGGAATAACCCTCCGGCTAAGTTAATAAAAGGACAATATAAGTTATTCAATTATTATGTTTTACACGAGGATAGGAAGTTTACTCCGAGAGAATGGGAGATAAGTGGAGGTAAATCAAAAAATAAATGTTGGCAACGGTCAATAAGAACCTTGGATAATACTAAAATTGGAGACGTTATAAATAAAAAAACATACTCAATCATTAATGATTACATAAAGTGTAAAGATTTGAACTATAACAATGATCCTATAGAAGATACAGTAGCAACCCTAGAACCTAAATTTTCAAAATGTGTTTTTTTTAAAATGCAATTTAAAAGTTTATTTGGTTGCCAAAGTAAGATGTGAATCTCATATACACAAAATTCACTTATAAATAAAAAACACTTAAAAAGAGGATAATCAGTTATTAAAGGAGAAATGGCTTCTCATATGGAGATGTGCAGAGATATGACTCGCATGATTACTAATTTTGAAAGACTGACAAAAGATCTTCGCAAAGAATCTGAGAATAACAAACGTGGATTATATATGAAATTAGGAGATCTTTCGGAAATGGAAAATCTTGTAATCAATATGAAAAGTCTTGTAGATGGCAATTTGTTTAAAATGTTGAGTGAATCAGAAGAAAACAAGAAGCGTATGATTAAAGCTGAAACTGTTGCAGAAGGGTATAAAAGTATGGTGGAAGCGTGTTATTCTGACTTAATGCAAAGGAAAGAATATGATAAGTGTAATGATATGAAAAGATTTTCGTTAACATTGCAGTGAAAAATAAATAAAAAGCAAATATGGGGTGGACTTTTTGTCCACCCTTTTTTTGCATTAGTCTGACATTATTTTGAATAAAACCTGTTATGGGACCATGACATGACACACAAACACATTATATTTCCTTTCCCCTTTTATTTGTAAACGTTCTTTATAATATTTTGGATCTACCATCTCTTTTGTTTTTTCTATGAATTTTGATTTAGTTATTTTTGTTCTGCGATCTCTTTGTAGATCTCTGAACTCTACTTGATAACTATTCCAAAGATCATCCAACCTTATGGAATCATCTGGATTTGCTGTAAAATGTATGTTTTTCAATACACTCATTTTTATCACATCATTTTCATTGACTATGTGGTCTAAAAACTCCTGACAACCTTTGGGTATTATACCTATTCTGTTCTGGAAATAATTAGAAAGACCTTTCAACTGCCATAACAAGCAATAAGGTCTCCATGATTCAAACTTCTCATGAATTATTGGATTAGCTTCAAAAGTATGTTCTTGTTCTTTGAATTTTGTTTCCAATTCTTGTTTTGTTGCAAACTTCGACCTATGTGGTATTGTTAGAAACCGAGACTGAATAACAGGATCTGTCATATCAAACTTCGGCATATTTCCTTTATTAACACATATGACTAATTTGGTGATGAATTCAAAATTTTGTGCTCTTTTTTCAAATAGTCCTCTTGCTTGTACTACCGATGAACCCCCAACATTGTCTTTCACCCATGAATCATCCATTACTTTTGTGGGATCCAATTCCTCTACAAATGCTACTCTCATTCCTTTGAAATTCAACATACTAGAATCATGACTATTCTTTGAGTCTGTTCTTTCTGATTTGTAGAGCACTTCTTTCTTGGCAACCATGGCATAATCTGAACCCATAGTTTTTCTAATCAATTGTACTAATTTTGATTTTCCATTGTATCCTTGTCTACGGTCTGTTAAAAATACCAGAAATTTTTCAGGTGCCTGTCCTAACAAACAATAGCCAAACCATCTTTGTGCAAAAACTCTTTCGTCTTCATTTGGATAAATTTGTTCTACGAAATTTTCAAACTCTTTATTTATTTCTGGTGAATAATCAGAACAACTTGTAAAGAAGTCATACCCTATTGATTTTGATATGTTTTGGGAAGGATCACCTTTCATTAAAGTCATAGTTTGAAGATCAATAATTCCATTATTTGTACCGAGTAAATATGGATTAGTATCCAATGAATCAGCAAAATTTGGTTTATACATGAAATTCTTTGTAGCTTGTTTTATGTTTTCCATATTTCTATGTTTTGATATGTAACTTAATGCTTTCATCAATTGTTTATAGGCTGTATCCATAGTTTTAGTTGCTTCAGTTTTAGTTTCAGTCGTCAAAGCTCTATTTATGTCTATGTCCACTTTTTCTCCCATTATCATCTTCATTTGAGATTGTAAGGTGTTTTTTGCGGTTTCTTTTATATCCATGTAAACTATTGAGTCTTGAACCTCTTGCCATCTTACTCCATTAAACATGTAAAATTTTGAATCATATACATACTTTTGTGAATATCTTTCAAGAAATAGTTCTACATAATTATCATCGACACATGGCATCTCAATTGTTCTTTGAATTAATGGGTTTATATAATATCCAAGCAAGGTCTGTCGGAGTCCAATACATTCACAACTCAAACATTTATAAAACACACGTCCGTCTTTTGACAAATTTAAGAAAAAGTTATTTGACTTATGTACATGTCCATTCGGGCATTTCCTCGTTCCATTTGTACGGAAATATAAATTACTACAATACGTTGTATAATACGTACTAGTTGTATCATTTAACTTTTCTTTCAGCAAGTTCTTGACTGTTGTTTCTAATTCATTTGTGATTGGTAATGTAGCTGGAGTTATTGAGTTACTTGGACTCACCTTGTGACTTATCAATTTTATAAATTGCACCAAACTTGATGGAATATCTGGTAATTCTGTTTTCCATAGTGGTCTTATCCATTGTTTGTTCTGGCTTGGAGCGCAAATTATTAACCCTCTTGTACCAGTACTACACATAGTTTTTACATCTATTGGTGTTTGTTTCTCGTTTATATACATTGCTCGTGACTTATCGTATATCTCTTCTGTATCACACTCTGTAGTTCTACCTAAATAAAAATGCATCCCTTTCTTAGTCTTTTCTGCAGGGCATTTTGATAATATTGGAAATTTCTGCAACCATTCTTCTAGGTTTTCACAAGAATCAAAATCTAGAACAATAATGTCTTTTAATAGAATCCCAACTGAACAACCTTCCCATTCGTTGAATTTGTTCAGTGAATCCCAACCCCAAGTTAATTTTTTATGTGAAAACAAGGGCTTTTTACCTTCACATGGAATTACTACGTTTAAAGATCTATTAGTTTTTAAATATTCGATGAGTTTTTCTATTTTTTTCATTGCTAATTTACATTAGCAAAAAGTTTTTAAGTCAATTGCTTTTGGTAATGTGATTGTTTTTCTTGACTTATACTAAAAAGGTCATGAAAGGTTATGAAATTGGAAATTATAAAAAATCGTTACGTAAAATTCTTACAAGTGAACTATATTTAAAAAGTTTGGTTTTTGGATCAACCTTCAATTTATCAAATAAGCATAAGAAAAAGATAATCCAATATTTTGTTTTGCCAAAAATTCAAGGAGATATAACTAATATCAAAACATTTTCACAAGTCAAAACAGTCGCTAATAAATACAAAATAAACTTATCTATGATTCATGGAATTGCTACTAACATGACAACTAGAAGCACGTTGAGTAAAAAAATAGGTTGTAATAATCTAGAGAAAAACATTCTTAACAAATTAGGTCCACTATACTGGTATAAATAAATTCATAACTCCTTTAATAAAATTACTTTATGGAGACCTAGTACCTTAAAGTTTGAGTCTT